AAAGTTGTATTTGAACCGCCGTTTGAAAAGAAGTTAAAGTTAGTACTTCCTTTTGTCCAAAAAGCTAAACCTCTTGACCCATCAGAACCTTGTGTACTAATTACTGGGTTACTACCAGTAGCCGCACCCGTTACTTGTACATAGTTAACAGCAGAGGCTGTGTGAGCAATATTTAATTGTTGGTTTGCAAAGCCGCCGATTGTTGTAGTTCTAAAAGAAATCGCGTTTGTATTGTTTGCAATAATTAAAGGTTTTGCTGGAGTACCACCAACGCCTAAATAAACAGCAGCATCAGCTGCAGAAGCACCTTTTGCTTCAATCCACATTGTGTTTGGTGCATTATCACCAACAGTCGCCCTAAATGATGGGGCAGATGAAGACCCACCTAAGTTAGTTTGCCCAGTACCTGTTAGCGTAGTAAACGTACCCGCAGCAGCAGTTGTGCCGCCGATAGCTGGTGGGCTTGCAAGGTATGCGCTAAACCCTGTGCCGCTAACCGTAGATGATGCGCTTAATGTCGTAAATGCGCCTGTGGATGCTGTTGTTGCGCCGACTGTTGTGGCATCAACAGACCCACCTGTAATCGCCACAGCATTGGAATCCTGTCCCGCCATAGTCCCCACGCCAGACAGCGTATGGTTTGCATTCCAAGCCGAAGCACCAGCGGTGCTAAACGAACTATCAGCAGGTGTGGTGTGGGTGACTACTACGGTCATGCTAAGAACTTCAGTTTGTACAGGGTGCGAAGGTAGATTTCAATGATATTGTCAATCAGCTGTTGAAGCGACATATCAGTCTTATCAACCACTTCATATCTGGCCGCCTCAATCTGTGCAAGTGAGTCTTCCAAGAATTCAATGATGTTGGACGTCTTTTTGGCCGAATGCAATGTAATGGGGCCAATCAAGCCGTGACGGCCTTGATAGCTCTCAGCAAAATCATCAGCCGCATCAATAATGCGGTCATAAAAGATGTTGAGCGCCATGTGCTTGCTAAAACTGCGCGTGTTCAGGTGAACGCTGTGCGCCACATCCCGCGCCAGAAATAACAAACCTAAAAATTCATTGGCTTTCATTGTGGCATTCCTTGTGGCATTCCCATCTGCGGTTGTTGCTCCATACCTTCTTGCGGCATCTCAGGGCCAGTGTCAACATCACGCCCTGGCATCTCATTGATCAAGTCACCAGACGTAATCATCGAATGCACAGTGCCCAGCACAATGTCTTGAATCTGCTCTGGTGACATACTAGCTTGGAACGCTTGCATCCGCTTAGTCTCAGCATCAAATGCCTTGACCTGCGCCTCAAAGTCCTTGCGGTGCATGTCCTGCACTTCAACAGTCTTGCCCACATCCTGAAGCATCTGGTGCATTTGGCCCAACTCTTGGCCCATTGCCTGCATCTGCTGCTGTGCGGCCTGCAACGCTGGATTTTCATCGCTATCGGACAACAGTTTGGGGTCCATAGTTTTCTTAAACCGTTCGGCCATCTCTTGAGCGCCTGGCCAGTCCATGTTCTTGACAAACAAGTCACCGGCCACAGTCCACAGTTGAGGATTGCCCTGCAACAGTTGTGCCATTGCTTCGAGTGCCTCTTGACGTTTGGTCGCGTAGCCTGGGCCGGTGGTCGCTACGACATCGTACTTGCCAACGCCTGGATTGTAGATTTTCTCAATCACAATGCCGTTTTGGTCAACGATCTTGTTGACTGGCTCGGCCTGCTCGGGGTTGATCTTGACCATTTTGGTCTCGCCGTCCTCACCAATGATTCGGGCAATGCGCTGGGTGTCGTAAATCTTAGGAATCAGGTCCACCAACTGACGGGCCACATGGCGCACAGCACGGGTAAGGTTGTCACCGTAATGGTACGTGCCCACATCGCCTTCGCGTTGACGCGCAAGAATAGCTTTGCCGCTTCGCTCGTTGGAACCCATGCCAAGAGAAGCGTTATATTGGCCAGTGGTGGCTTTGATGTCTTCAGCAGCGCCTGCCTTGGCCTGCAATAGGCCGCTGGAGGCCATTGGCGGCTGCGCACGCTGTGGTAGTGGCAGGACAGCGCCTTGGCCGTCTGTAACGTCTGGATTGACCTCCAAATAGGGCCAATTCTGGGTGTTAGCGGTCTTCCACTTGTCTTCGTAGCCTTCAAACTGGCCACCGTAGCCAATAAATGGCGCTTTGGGGGCCAAGGCCAGCATCTCAGCCTCTTGGGACACCCAATAGTTGTACATCCGCTGGGCATCTTTGGCGTTACGCACCAAGCCAGACACATACAACCGGCCATCGACCTCAAATTCATTACCAACCACACGGATAACAGGAATCCATTTGCCTGCCCACTCTTTTTCTTCAAGAATTTCGTAGCAGCTAATCTTGCAATACTTGACCCGAGGGCGCTCAGACATGCGAGACTTAACCGGCTTGCCAAACATGCCCTTGAGCATCTTGTCTTCGGGTGTATTTACAAACGCCGATTGATTTCCAGGGTACAGATTGAGCGTGGTCTTGTCGTAGTCGATGTAGTAGTAGCTGGCAATGCGTACAGTGTCTTCGCTCAACCAATTGCTGATCGACTGATCGCCCACACCCAACGATTGCAATGTCGAAATAGGCGCTGCATCGGGGTACATGCGCTCGTATTCAACTTTGGTGTAATCCTCAGTAATAAAACACCATTTGGCGTCTGCGCCAGTGGGGTCTTGTATCATTGGGTCCATATAAACGCTAAACGAATTGCGAATACGGCCAATTTTGATGTCTTGGTCAAACGTATTGTCATCGCAATACTCGGTCATCAGGGTGATATACCCTTCGCCGTAAGAAACTTGGTTTTCGCAGGCGGTATCGTAAGCCACATCGGCGTCAGAGATGTACTCAATGTGCCGAATCATGCCGTTAAAGATTTGCGCCACTTCAACGTCGGCGTTGTCGTCCACCGGAATTACTTTAGCGCCTGGGCGGTTTTGCCGCATGTCGTTGGTTACTTGGCGCACATGCTGGGGCAGCTTGTTGATGGTTAGCGTAGGCCGTGCGTTAATGGCTTGGCCTTGGACCGCGCCGCGAGTGGCCAAAATGTCCGCTGGCCACTGCCAGCAGTTGTCTGGAGAACCGGCATAGAACCGCAGGTCATCAATCTCGTCTTCACGGCTTTCGGAAAGACAGGAAATGGCCATATCCAGACGGCTTCGCGCAACGGTCAGAATGTCTGAGTCGCTTTTCAGTGGTTTGCCACCAGCAGCTACGTTAGCTGCGGCGACCATTCCAGTTGGATCAGCCATTAAAGACCCCTAAAACGTGAGGTTCGCGCATTAGGACATACTCTTTGCCCATGTGCGTGAATTCTTGCCCTACATCGAAGTATACCCGGTCACCAACTTTGAGTTCTTTGCAGTCAGGCCCAGCCGATACTATCACACCAGTTGGTGGTTTCTCAGTTGTGGTGAGAACAAACGTGGCGTGAGTCTCAACATCACGGTCCATGATTATGCAGTTTTGCAGGGCTTTTGGGATCATTTTTTTTTCATGGTTGGCTTGGGGGCTTCGCGCTTAACAGAGTAAGCAATGGCCACTGCCTGCTTGACAGGTTTGCCAGCCGCCATTTCAGCCTTGACGTTTTTGCGAAACGCCTCGGGTGATTTAGATTTGACTAGTGGCATCATTTGCCTTTCTTAGCCGTCTTGGCAGAGTCTTTAAAATCTTTGGCCGTCGGCGCGTTCTTGCTGCCGACCTTGTTCATCTTTTCGCCAGAGCCAGCCTTGATGCGCTCTTGCTTTGCGTGAATATTGGCATACAAGCCAGGTTTAGTTGCCATATCAAAAACCCATCCAAGATGTTGATACTGACCCGCGCTCAGAAATCGTGCGGGTGGTTTCGCGGGAATTGTACTCTCGATGCGCCACCGGATACGAGAACGTCAACGCTATCGCATCCGCAGCATCCGGAGAAGCCAGCCCCCTCGCTTTCATGTCCTTTTTAGACTCCAAAAATATTGAACCCTTGGAGTCCGGCTTCATCATAGGCGAAATTAAATCAGATTTCAAGAACCTGTCATTTGGAATGCTGCCGCTTTTAAGCCAACTCCTCATATCCCCCCATATCTGCGCCCTCATATTCCCATACATCGCCGGGTTCTTGGACTTCCAACCAAAGTTCACCCCTTTGATCTTGTACCGCTGTTCTTTGAGCCTGTCAACAATCCCTGCGCCCAAACCGCCCTCATCAATAAACACCATCGCAGGTTTCCACTCCTCAATCGCATCAATCACATGCCCCACCACCGTCATCGTATCGTCCCCCCGATGCCGAATAATCTTGACAATATCCCGCCCATGCCTAATCGCCAACACCGTTGCATCCGCACCAAACCGCGCCGGGTCCACCCCAATCACAATCGGCGCTGACGGGTCTTTGTACAACGGCCGCTTCATTGCATCATCCACAACCAAACTGGAAATAAACTGGTCATCCCCCGCACTGGGAAACTCACCATACACCTCCACATGCGCCTGACTACTCTCAGCACCATACTCCTGAATAATGCGCTCATAAACCTGCTTGTCCGTTCCCTCCACCGTCCTAGCATCCACCACCTTAGTCGCCCAAAAATCTCGCTTGCTATTAAAGCACTCGTAAAAATACCCCGTGTTGCGCCGTGGGTTGCTAAACGCCAACCAAAAACGGTTCGGCGTGTTCTCCGTAAAAAATCCACCAGTAACAGACCAAATCGGGTCCGCAATACCGCTTGCCTCATCAAATATCACCAACACCCCATCAAAGTTGTGCACCCCCGCATAAGCATCCGGATTCTCCTCACTCCACAACCGCCCCTCAACACCCCAATACCTCGTGCCCTTCTTCAAATCACTCTCCACCAACTCAGTCAACCACTTTGCCGGAGCTAACCTTGTCGCACTCACTTCAAACCAATGACTGTTTAAACTCATAGCCAACCACTTCGTAATCTCAGCCCAAGTAATTGACCTCAACTGATTCTCACTGTTAGCCGAAATAATAGTCGTTGAACCAATCCTTGTCGTTAACATCCATATAGTTAACCAAGACACCAGCGCCGACTTACCAATACCCCGTCCACTTGATATTGCTTCTTGCAATACTTTATACATTATCTCTTGGTTAGATTTAGATTCACCAATAGCTTTATTCTCAGCAATGTGGTCAGTAATATCTTGCAATATCTCCCTTTGCCATTTTCTTGGGCCACTGAAATGCTCAAGCGGAGTACCAGGCACACCCCAAGGAAATACAAACTTTACAAACGCCAGTGGATTATCCTTTAACACCGGACTCCAAAGCCTTGCCATTAACTCTTGCTCATCTTCTGGTTTGTATATTGTGGTTTGCATAATATTAATAAATGCCAAAGGCATTTTATTTATTAAAAAATAAAAAAATTGTTCACGAACGCTCCGTTACCGTTGGCCCTTTGCCGTCGGCCCTACCCGCCCCCCTCATTTTCATTTGCACTTGATGCATTGGGCAGTGCAAGCGGTGTAACGTCAACTACATCGAGCAAGCGCGACTGCGCAGATGCCAGTGCGCCGGTAATGCTAATGCGAGAGTCGGAGACGGACACGTCCAGGCGGTCGCCGTAGACCTTAGGAGCTAGCTTGCTCAGAAACCATTTGCGGGTATCAACCTGGAGCTGCCGTTGCCTCACCAATGCATTGTCAGTGGCACCATTGTCAAGCACCGGCACCGGTGCATCTGCCAGCTCCAATATCTCATCTGCCATCTTGTCGAGCAAAGCCTGTCGCGCACGTGCGTATTGCTTTGCAAGTTCGGGCGATGCATCGACCGCCCTCAAAAAACGAGCTGGGTCTATGCCTATTTGAATGCAGCATTTGCGTAGGCTCTGCCCATTTGAGACCATGCTATCGACCACTGCCTGGGCGAGTGTTTCCCGATCATCCATAACTTGAGCCATCTTCAATCCTTCTTTGCATACATACGCAAATTGTAGAACACCAAACCCAAACCACCAAACCATAGGGTAAACCCTAACCACGTCATTTCCACCAGAAAATGCACAAGAGTAACCATGCACTATGCACTACCCTTTAGGTAGTAGTGCAAACAGTGTAAGGGTTTACCCTTGGTTTTGTCCGAATCTTACACTATGCATAGTGCATACACAGTGCAAACAATGTAAGGGTAAACCCCTATAAAATAGTGCCATAAATACTGTAGCGCGCTACAAAATCTGCTACACTGGATGACATCAACAACCAACTGGAGCCATCAACATGCACAACGTAAACACAATCCCAACTGACAACGTGAGCTGGACTGACGTTACACCAGAAGCGCCGGATCAACAGTTCCGCATCAATTTGAAACGCGGTACAACTATTTTATGGCGCAAAAACAATCACCCTGCTTTGTATGGTGGCCATCAAATTAAAACCGTCCCACTTGATTCGAAGTTGGCTAGGGAGTGGTTGGACTGCGCAGGCTATGACACTTTTGCTCTGAACATGGCATCCAAGTACTGACAGCGCCAGCTACTGCCTCACTGGCTGGGGCAGTGGCGGGAATTGTCCCGATAACCTTATTGGAGAAAACATGGAAAACCAAAAGACCGTAGCATGGTCAACAATGCTAAATGATGCTGTAACGCAGCCTGGCATCATTTCAAAGTGCTACAGCACTTTCCACAATTACAGCATGGGCAACCAGCTGCTTGCATGGTCACAACTGCAAGCCCGTAACATGGGCCTAGCACCGATAGCAACTTATAAACGCTGGTCTGAGCTTGGACGCCAAGTTAAAAAGGGTGAAAAGGCTATTGCATTGGTTATGCCGGTGACAATCAATAAAAAAGATGATGCTGGCGCGAAGACTGGTGAGTGCTTTCAGTGGTTCACCCTTAAAAACAACTGGTTTACGCTTGATCAAACCGAAGGTGCTGATTATGTGAATGAAATTACAGTGCCAAACTGGAATAAGTGCAAAGCACTTGAAACCCTGCAAATTACAGAAGTCCGATTTGATAGCCCCAATGGTAATAGCCAAGGGTATGCCCAAGGCAAGAATATCGCCATCAATCCAGTGGCTGTATTGCCCCATAAAACACGTTTTCATGAGTTGGCTCATGTGGTGCTTGGTCATACTGAAGAACACGCCATGCACGACGATGACCGGACACCTAAAGATATTCGCGAAGTCGAGGCCGAGTCGGTGGCCTATATTTTGTGCTCAGTGCTTGGCTTGCCCGGTCTGATTGAATCACGGGGATATATTCAATCATGGCTCGCTGGTTCTGAGATTACCGACAAGTCAGCTCAACGCATTTTCGGGGCTGCTGATAAGATTCTTAAGGCTGGTATTTAATGCACTCTCTAAGCTCATGCGGTGAGCTTAGGGGTTTGCATTTTGCAGGCTATAACCAACTGGAGAATAAACCATGTTAACAACTGACTTCACGGGCACCTACGATTACGAACAAGACGAAGCGGTAAACGCTGCAAATTACATTCTTGAATCATTGCATGACGGTGAGATAAGCCCAGGCACACTGCCAGCAACACTTTTAAAAGAACGTCAACACTGGAAAAAACACCTGCCCGATACTTTTGAAGATTTTGATAAGCATTTCAATGCTCGAATTAATGCAGGTTTACCAGCGGCTATTGCTGGTTATAAATTAACTACTGGAGAATAAACCATGCCGCGTTCAACCTTAACAAAAGGGCTTAATTATGGCCAATAGAATTTTGACTAAAAAAGAATGGCGCGCCGCGCTTCAAAAATTGGTAGATGATTTTGATTGGGAGTCTGAGTACGTTATGCACATGGATACCCCATACCGTAAATGGCAATCATTACCTTTAAAAGAATACGTGGCAATCATTCAAAGCACATCTACAAAAGATGAAGCCATGAGCGCCCTTGAAGATGCTTTGAAGAAATTAAATTCTTAACTAAAGGAGAAACCATGCACCGCTACACATACAAACCATCTCAAGAGGCGCTAGAGAAGCGCCGCGCTGCTGCAATGGACATACTCGCAGTGCTAGCCTACTCTGTCGCTCTGACAGTGCTGGCTCTCGCCTACTTTGATATTCTTACATTTTAAGGACTACCATGAAAACCTATCAAATTGAACTGAAGCGAACCAGTTACGTCAACATCATGGTTGACGCTGATGACATGACCGAAGCCGAAGCCCTTGCATGGAAAGACATAGAAAACAATTGTGTAGATATAAATGATGCTGATTGGGAACTTGAATTTATTGAGGAGTGGAAACCA